CGTTTGACGCACCCTCAAAGGGATGATTTTTGGGTTCTGCAATCTGCATGGCCAGGTCCATGGCTTTGCTCATACGGTCATCCCACTCGGCCCGGCTCGTCTTGTCCGTGTCATATCTCTGAATCACGTCCAAAGACAGGCGCGAAAGCACGTCCTCGTCAAGAACTGTGGCGACATTCTCTATCCGCTGATATTTATCCAATAATTTTACCGGCATTTAATATCCTGTCACATCGCTCCGGCCTGTTGACCGGGCGGAATAGCGGGACTCGTCTGAAAATAAATCATTGTCATCCGGCACGACCATGGCGCGTTGAAGTCCGCTAAAAACGACATAGCGGGTGCAATCCATGAGATGGTCATTCACCTTCTTGATATGGCCCTTCTCGTCACGCTGATACATGCGGAACTCGGCCAGCCAGGCCCGGCAGCTTTCAAAAACCTTAAACCGCCCTTCAGACATCCGCCGCAACACGGCAAAGATTCCTGCATCGACCGCGCTTTCGGCCGGGGTAAGGTCTAAATCGAGATCAAGGTATTCAGCAAACAGCTTTTTCCCGTCAACCTGGCTCGAACTCCTGGCCGCCGGGTCAACCACCCCCGGTATCCAGGCTCCCCTGGCCCTGATAGCTGCGGCATGAACCGCTGGCTCGGCCTGCCCCACCTTGTACTCATTGTACAAATAAACAGTGTCATTCTGCTCATCTATGGCAACCCATGCAGCGGCGGTCCAGTTCCACCCAACATCCATTCCATAAACTTTGGGCCAATGAATGGGGATAGCGAAATCCTCGACTAAGAGCCGTTCTTCTGCAATCGGATAAACCGCGCCAGCCCCAAGGCTCGGGATTCCTTTTGTCCTGGCCGCCCTGAGATACGCAGGCATACTCGCAAGATAGTCATTCCGCTCTTTCTCTCCCAGATGAGGGGCGTCCTCCCAGGTGATACTCATCACATATTGAGACGAACGGTCGATGGCGGCTTCAGTAGTCATTTATGCAAACGGCCTCGGTGCTAAGGTGAATACAATTCTGACAGCCGTGACATCATCAAACGTCTGGTCTGTCAGTAAAATATACGGATTCATCAATTTGGGCGGATTGAACGGCATAAAGCAAGCCATGGTGTCTATGGTCACGCCGGTATCAAACTGATACGGCCCGGATGTTGACCCTTCCCGGATTATCAACTGGTCAGCCGCCAGGCTCGGCACAAACAGGATGCTCTGCACCACCATTCCGTTGTCATATCCGCTTAAATCCGTGGAAATATTCCAATTCGCACCCGTCCCCGTATATGTGACCTCGATAACACCATTTGCTTCAAGCGTATCGGCTGTATTAGCCATAATTGCTCCTTATTTACACCGTTGTCCTAATCCTAAGCGGAACCAGCCGCGAATCGCCGCCGTATCAGCCACAAACTGACTCGCCCCTACATCCCAGGGTTCATCATCGCCAGCAGGGCGGTCGTTTCCGGCTATGTCTTTTGTAGACAGGGGGTCAGTTGTGAAAAAGTTGTCTGGGTCCCAAACTCCTGATAAATCATTAATTGGGCTTCGTCCCGCATTATCACCCGCCCCCCCAGCCCAGCTTATTGGTTCAGTGGCAAGGTAGTCTGTATCGAGTTCTCCGCCAGTGATTAAATCGTTTGAGTTTTTATAGTCGTCTCCCGCATCTCCATCAAAATCGCTTGTTGTATCCTTCGAAGAGTTCCATTTACTATAATCCCAATAAGTGCTATCTTTAAAATCACCATTACAGTTTGCAGAATAACAACTCCAAGACACGGCATCAGCAGCAGGATCAAAAGTAAAGGAAATTCCAATAGGCGTAGGGATATCATTTACAGTGCAACAAACAGCCCCAGCCGTCCCGGAGGTATTATTTATATGTATTCCGTTCGCAGTTCCATCTAAATTATAAACAATACAGCCAAAGGCCAAACTATCGGTCCCTGCTACCCGAATACCTCCAACACTCCCATCCCCAGCATTTGTAGAGTCGTGAGCAATAATAAAAATTGCCTTCGTCGAGGCTCCCGCCAGATTTACCAATATAGTATTTGCACCTGAATTTATGGTTAACTTTACAGGAAAACTAATTATTCTGGCATGTGTTTCTGTTAGCGTAAAAACAACTCCGTTATTCAGCGCAGTTTTAGTTGACTCAAATATTGCTCCAGTGGTTTTTTTACCAATAAATGGAGTCGCGCAACTTGGGGAAGATCGAATATCCCGTCTATGCGTTTCGTCTGTATTTGTTGCCCCCTCTACTTCTACTTGGTCATCATGCACTTGGCTGTCATAGCAGTCCAACACAAGCACGCCAAGGCCAGTCAAATCTCCTTGAGCATCTGCCTCCCAAGTCGCTAAGACAGAATAGTCAGGATTCCCACCACCAGGGAGGCTTCCAGCCCCACCAGAGTCATAGGTTCAGAGAAATGGAGAGGTATCGTAACAGGCCAAAATAATTACCTTTTATTTAATCTCGCAACCCTCAATGATAATTTCACAAGGCTCACCGGATAGTTGAATCCCCTCATTATCCAATTCCCACCTATGATCTTGTCGATTTCCATTATCATCAAAATAGCCCCTTGCTTCATACTCCTCGCCATCATAATAAATCTTCATCTTTTCTCCTTTTTACTTATCCGTAAACAGGACTCCCAAGCCAGTGTTTAAGACTTTCCCAGGCTGTCCAGCTATCCTTCGGACCGATCATATTCAACTGATCGTCCGGCCCCAGGGTCCGCTCATTGATCTTATCGAAAATGTCCGCCCTCCCAAAAACCCTCAGTTTCGGCGTATATTTCAAATCACGAGCTTTCATCTTCCCCAGATCAACGCCAGCACTCATCAAATGCCCAACTGGTATCTGAAACCGCCTCTTAGACAGATATGATAACGGCATCTCGGATACCATGAAATCATAGTCCGTAATATCGTAATATGGTTCACATAAAGCCTCCATCTGTGCCCTTGTGAAATCCTCAACCTCAACTATCAAAAATCCCTTGACTTCCTCTATGCCCCACTTGTGACCTACCGGCATAAAGGCTACAATATCCCCAACTTTATTCCTGGTCTCGTTCCCCGTGCATATATGAAGCCTCTCAGTCGGTAACTGAGCCCTCGGCGGCATACTTAAAAACTGAGCCGTCCGCAAATCAGGCTTCTCGTCAATAAAATAATACCCCGGCTTCTCATGCCCGAATATGGCAACCGACCATCTCATATCAACCAGCACACCCAGGAGGAGGGTCGCCCGTGACTACATCAGCAAAACGCACCAGCATCCGCCGCGTCTTCATAGGCGGAGGAACCAAATAATCGTCAACATCAAACGGAACCAAAATACCAGGCTCGCCCAAAAAAGGTTTGGCGGCAAAAGCACCAGCCCTTACAACGTAACCCGAAAAAGGACCACCAAAAGCAACGTCATGCGAAGCCAAATACTCACGATCAGTCATATTACACTCCTTACCCCACGTTCATCGCCGAACTCAACGTCCCGTCCGGCATAAATAATTTAACAACTTCCGTCACGCCCATAAGAGGCGTAAACGTCATGATAATTAAACCCTGGGTAGTCATCGTTCTCATCACACACTCACTGTAAACACTCAACGGCGGCTCCTCGTCCAGCCAGATAACTTCCTGCTCGTTCCCCTGGAACGCCACCCGCCCCTGATCGTAGCTCTTAAACGTCAATAATGACGGCTGCCCGCTCTTGTGACGCACCCAGGCTTGATCTATCGCGTCAGGCGTCCCAGGCTTCTTTGTAGTCCGGACTATCGTATGACCAGGTATTAAACCCTCGCCCTCGCGGCCGCTCGGCCCAAACATCTTCGCCTGGATAATATCCCTGGTCGTCTTCGCCGTGTCACCAGCCACCACAACACGGACAGCCCTCTTAAAACGCTTGCCCTCCCACCAGTCAGGGTAAATACCAATCAAATGCAGAGTAACCTCATATCCGCCAATTCCCTCAGTTTTTCCAATTCTGTTGGCGCTGATTAGTAGTCTTTCCCGATACTTAGCCCCCGCATTCAAAAAAGCAATATGCTTCGGGTAATTATGACGACTCAATAAACCATCCTCTGGATAATATTTCCAGATAGCACGCCGACGCGCACGCTGGTCAAGCTCCTCCAAAAGCATCAAGCTCTCTTCAAGCTCGTCACGGGACATCCCATCAAGCTCTTCCTGGGTAAATGCCCGTATCTTATCGCGGTTGACAGACGCCATTAAGCCTTAATCCTTCTCATCACGCACCAAGTTTCCCCTCATGCTCCCATATGACTGTGCCGTCAGAACCACCAGAATCCAGCATATACTCCACAACCAGAAACGAATGGTAACCGTCACCGTCAGCCGGACCAGCTACACAGACCTCAGCATAAGCCCGCGCACCGTCAACCGTAGAAAAAACACCATAAACTGCCTCCATGGTGTTAATCCCGTGAGACTCAACGGTATAGACATATTTCATATCACTGCCCCGCATCCGCCTCAGCTTGCTTTCGCGCCTTCCAGGATTCATAAAAAATAGCAAGATGCTGATTCTTTTCTATATAATCCATCATTATGCCCTTGACTGTGGCAGCCGCCTCAGGGGCCTTAACCTTCCGGTAATGTTCAATATGTTTGTCAAGCTTGTTGCCAAAAATATCTATCTCCTTTAAAAAATCAGTGTTCCTTATTTTTGACATGTCCCCGTGGGTTTTTCCCCACAAAAAAGCAGCCCGAAGATCGTTTTCACTTAAACCCTTCGCTGATGAGGCTTCCCTTTCAGCTCTTTTGTATTTTCCCCAGTCCACATCGTTAAGCCAAAAACTTCCCATGTCTTCTCCTTGATACTCACCGCCTCATACCCGGCGCTTTTGCACAGACCGGACTGAAAGAGGGATAACATATATATTCGTGAGAGCGTGAAACCGACCCCCCCCCACCCCCATACGCGATTTTCCTGTGTGTGTGACGCGCCGCCAAGCCAAGGCGTGTGTATTTAAGAGGGACCGCGACCTCATTCTTAGTGCCACTGACACGGCCAGCCAGCCATGGACCACTCTATCTTTCCTCGACTTTACTTTCATTCTGAGCGCCCGCTTGTCCGATAACTGCTATTATGTAAACCCTTCCAAACTGCTAACTGTCTGATATTGTTACACATGATATTTTATACCAAGATTATCGCTGTTTACATAACACAAAAACACAACATGTAGTGGTGGTCACCCTTGCCCTTGCATGTCAAGTATCTTGGTCTTAATATCCTTCTCCGACATGGTGGCGAATAGGGACAGACTAAGGATTTCGCTCCTATCCGCCCAGCCAAACTGGTTTTTCATGATAAATATCACACCCGCGTTGTTCCTGGACTTGACCAAGAGCCCTTCGAGCGCATGCTGAACGTAGGCTTTGGCCTTTTTTATCACAACTCCATAGCCTGGTCGGTGACTATATCTGATTAGCGTTTCGGTATCCATACCGCATGCTACTGCTAGTCCTGATACTACGGGTGATACTTCGTTTATTTTGCAGTCTATGAGATATTTATTTATGTCTCGTTCCATATCGGCAGGATTATCATATTTTGGTGGGCGTCCTGTTGGTTTGGGGACGGGCAGGCTGGTTGCGTCAGTGCTTGCTACTGGATTTTTTTTCCTGGCCATATGCTACCTCTTTGAGTAACATGAACGTACGTTCATTCATATTGTGAGGGATAGGGAGAGTCTTGTCAAGCTATTTTTTACTTATTTTACTTATCGCGTCAGATTGCGCCCTAAGCGGCCCGAGAAAAGCCTATGTTTTGGCATTGGTTATGGCCGTGATTGCGCTTAGGCGTGCGCCTGGAGGCTTTCCTTATTGATATTATTGATGTTATTTAACTTATTATTATGTGCCAATATCTGTCACAAGGTTTATCCCTGCCAAGGCTGTGATTTTATTACCTTTTTAGTTTTCATGTGACAATATTTGTCATAAAGTTTACATAA